GCGTGAGTTCATTGAGTTGCTCGTTCCTGAGCCTCATAAACTCCACCCTGTCGACAACGACGAGGTGTACGAACGCCAAAACCGGCCGACGCAGCGTGTCTTGTTGTGGCAGGCCGAAGCATCGCGCCGTATGGCCCGTGAAGGAGACGTCATGCGCAAGAAGGAGTCCTACCAGAAAATCGGGGACCCTCGCGGCATCACAATCATCAGCAACACCCAGGACAAACGCGAGTATAGCCGCTATACGTACGCCCTGGCCACGCTGCTTGAGACGACCCATTGGTACGCATTCGGGAAAACGGGTCGTCAAGTGGCACAAAGAGTAGCGGACATTTGCCGGCAGTCCACGCACGTACATTTAACGGACTTTAGCCGCATGGATGGCAGAGTGTCAAAGTGCTTTCGTGTACTCGAGAGCGCGATATATCACCGAGCCTTCCACCCAAGTCACTATGAACAAATGGAGGACCTCTTGCGGTCCCAGCACCACCTGAAGTGCACTACGACTCGCCGCATCCGTTACTCAACCGAGTACGCCCGCCTGAGTGGCTCGCCCGAGACAGCTATCTGCAACAGCGCCGACAACGCGTTCGTTGCGTTTTGCTGTTTCCGTGAGATGGGCCACCAAACCAAAGAGGCTTGGCAACTTCTCGGCATCTACGGCGGCGACGACGGTGTCACTGGCAACTCCGACGAGGAGGTTTACGTACGTGTTGCGGCTCAGCTTGGCCAACTCTTGGAAATCACCAAAGTAGGCCGCGGTAGCAACGGCGTGGACTTTCTCGCTCGGTGGTATGGCCCAGGTGTCTGGTACGGCGACACCAACTCATGTTGCGACATCCCCCGCACGTTACGCAAATTTCACCTCACGGTACGCATGTCCGCCGATGTCACACCCAAGCGCAAATATCTCGAGAAAGCGTTCGCTCTGGCCTTAACAGACGCTCAGACACCACTGGTGTCCAGCCTCGTGGACAAAGCACTTGCAGTCGAACCCGACTACATGTGTCTTTGCACCGGGCTGTTACTCACACACTCTGCGCACATTTCCGCTGACCCGGACAATCGTTACCCCAACGCGTATGCGGACTGGATGGTTGACCGCTTGTTGCACGAAGTCCCGGGTTGCAATCCCGAAGCCCTGTTCTCCTGGTCCCAAAACGGCAACGCAGATGACCTGCTGACCCCACCCCTCGTCGAGGAGCCAAAGCCCGCTCCGCCCCACGCGCACTTTGACACCGTGTGCGAGGAGGAACTAGTACCGGCGAAAGGGAAATCAAAACAGCAGGCCTACCAACGCGGAGCCCGGCTAACTAAAGCCACCGC